TCGATCTTCCGCAACTCGCTCAGCTGCTTGCGGTACTCCTCGACGGCCGGGTCTTCACGCCCGCTGGCGATGCGGAGAACCTCGCTAATGCCCCCCGAGCGAACGTCGCCGACCTGCAGGGCCTGGTTGCTGCGACGGGACAAGGCGTCTAGCCGCTCGCCCTCAATCTCGGCGGCACGCTTGGCACGCTCCTCCTCAGTTTTGGCGATTGCCTCGTCCGCTTTTTTAATAGCATTGAGCCGCTCTTCTTCGGCTTTCTTGGCTTCTTCGGCAGCCTTTTCTGCAGCCCTGGCGGCATTAGCCTGGGCGCGAGCCGCATCCGCAGCGGCTTTGTCCTGAGCGCGTCTTGACTGGTTCTCGGGGCTGTCGCGGTTTTCAAACCGCTCGCGAGCGTTACGCACGGCACTCGACACTGGGCCGCCCGACGCCTGAGGTAGCCCAGAGCCGCCGAACACGGCAGCGGAGGATGCTCGAGCCACTCCTGAAGCGGCAGACTCAAGGTCGCGGCTGTTTTGCTTGCCGGCTTCTATTGCGTTTTCTTTGAACTGCTTGCCGAACTGCTCTAGGTCACTACTGACCCAAGAACCGATCTTCTCCAGGAACGCCCCCAGTGCCATCGCGATGGCGTTGCCGGCCAGTTCAAAGATGTTAAACACGACCCGCAGCGACTCGCCGACAGCCACGAAGACGTTGCCAACAAACTCAAACACGCTGGCCGCAGTCTGCAGCGTTGCGCCAAACTCGCCAAACTGAGCGATGGCAGCGTCAAAGATGCCCGCCATGTATTCGGCAAAGTCGAGCAGGCCAGACGTGAGAGCATCGGCAATGCCGCTGCCGCCGCCGCCGCCAAATCCGTTAAACGACTCGACGAACGTCAGGAACTCTTCCGCCAGCGATGTGACAACCGGCGCGAGGTTGGCCGTTACCTGGCCGATAATGCCGTCGAACGTCTTGCTTACCAAAAGCAAGGCGTCGTCCATCTCCGTGATGGCGGAGACCTGGTCGGCCGACAGCACAATGCCAAGCTGCTTGGCCCGCTCTTCAATCTCGGCCAGGTTGCTGGCAAACAATGGCAGCAGCTCTACGCCGCTTTTGCCAAACAGGTCCACGGCCGCAGCAGCCTGTGCGGCCGGTCCTTGAATGTCGCCAATCGCAGCCGCCACCGCCCGAAACTGGTCCTCCGGGGAGAGCGACATAAGATCCTCGACGCTTAGCCCAATGTTGGCAAAAGCCTTCTGCGCGCTTTCTGACCCGTTAGCTGCGTCACCTAAAACGACGGTGACTTTCTGCAAAGCACCCTCAAGGTTCTGAACGCCAGCCAGGTCGGCGGCTACCTGGAAACCCTGAAGTGCATCGGTGCTCGCGCCAGTTCGCTGGGCCAAGTCGTCCATGGCGGCTACCGACTCAGTCACTCGCTTGGCGTAATCGACGGCAGCACTGGCCGCACCCGCAAACGCCGACGCCAACCGCGAGCCAATCTCAATGGCGACCAGCGACCGCAGCGAGCCAGCGGCACTCGAGGCAGACTTGCTGAGTTTGCCCAGCATCTTCTCGGTCTGGTTCACGCCACGACCGATGCCCGCCGTGTCGGCGGTAATCTTCATGTTCAGGCCGACTGCGGTTGCCATCAACTACCTCGCAGTTCCTGCTTGAGTTGACGCAGCATCTCGGCGAGCTGCTCGGGGTGCTGCGGCGGCTTCTCGATGGGCACGAAGTCCAGCGCTTTGGGAGGCCGCCCCTTGGGCGAGTACGGGGCCAGCATGGACGACGCCAGCACGCCGGTCTGGTGCCACGGATCGGGCAGCGGCATGAAGTAGGTGTGCACCGCCACCCACTCGCTCAGCTCTTGGGAGTCCATCTCGGTGCATATCTGTTTGACGCTCCAACCGAGACATGCGGCCAACCGGAACAGAAACAACCGGGCTGGCCGCAGGTTTAGTTTTTTGCGAGCTCCTCCACGTCCTGGTCGGTGAGCTTGTTGTGCCGCATGGCCGCTTCCCACAGCGTGCCCACCACGCGGGCTGACTTCTTCGCCAGGGCGTCTACCTCTTCCTTGGTAAAGAGCAGCTCGCCCTTGTCGTTGCACAGCACACGCTGCAGGAACTTGCTGCGGAAGTTGGGCACGCCTGTGGACTTGTTGGCCATCCACTCGTTTTCGTAGCTGTCACGCTCGCCCACGCTCATCACGCGGATGTGCACGCTGCCGCCCCACTCGGGCACCGGCACCTCGAGGAGCCCCAAGTCGTCGGCCGCCAGGATTTGTTCTTTGCTCAATGCCATTGGTCAGGTGTCCAAGAGTTTGGCCGTGAACGTGTACCGCGTGACTCCGTTGAGCTCAGGCGTCGCGCTCACTGCCGTACATACTGCGTTGTATGTCAAGGACACGCCGCCGCCGCTCACGGACAACGCCTTGCGTTTGCCGTACTCAGTCACGTTCATGTTGGCGGTGCCATACGCCGAGATGGAGATGTCTCCAACCTCGTCGCTCCAGCCGGTTGAGCTGCCACTGGCGGAGCGGTCCTTGCGGACGCTGCCGTAGAGCGGCAGGCCAAGCTCATACACCTCGGTGAACGCAACGCCGCCCCAGGTCGCCGCAATGCCGGTGGAGTGAGTCGCCATGCCGGGCCTCCCGGCTTAGCTGACCCGGACGGTGGCCGAGCCGCGCACGATGTCGTTGAGGGCCAGCGTGACGCTTGAGCTGACGACAGTGGCGTTGCCGCTCATCGCGACAGGGCCCGTAATGGAATACGTGCCGGTGGTGCCGCCAGTCAGCTGCGTGGTGCCAATGTAGTCAAACGAGATTTCTTTGCCCGTCTCGCCCGCAGCCGATCCCTTGAGCGGCCGAGGCATGCTGGTCATCTGCGCGCCTGTGGTCAGGCCTAAGTGCGAGGTGTCGATGGGGTCCGACGCACCCGACACGTCAGAAAAGTTTACGGTCAGGTTCGTGGCCGTAAACGTAGACCCTGCAACAGTGATGCCGACGCCAGTTGCGTACGTGCCCATGTATTAACTCTCCTGCCACCAAACGTCGTAAGTCTGCGTGATTTGATACGCCGGCGGCAGGTCGCCGCCCTGCAGTGTCACAAAGTCGTCCGACTCGCTCACCAACGACGCCTGTGACACTGTGCAGCCTAGGGCAGAGCCCCCGTACCCATCCAGAACCACACGGCATGCGTCGGCCGCCTCGCGGGCCTGCTCGTAGGTGCCACCGTAGACCAGGACCTCGACGCTAAGCCGGGGCACGCCCATCGGGGCCACTAGCGTCTGCTCACGATCCACGGCGCTGCGGCGGTACGTGGCGAACGGGTACGTAGCCGACTGCGGGGCCATGACGGCGTAGATCCGCCGGCCCATCAAACGGGCCACGACCGGGGCCGCCAACAGGGCACGGAGCAAAACGGCTTCCGGGGAGTTGAGCATTAGCCGTCTCTGCCCTTTACCGGGAAAGTGTTGGCCAAGTCCTTGCTAGCCTTCTCAATGGCTGTTTGCATTCCAGCCTTAAGCTCAGAGCGGATGCTGCCGGCCGCCTTTCTAAACGAAGTGGCTATCGGCTTCTCAGGCTGCGTGCGGCCTAAGTAGACCTTCTGTCCGGCTGGGGCACGCTTGAAGAAAGCCTTGGGCAGCTTTGGCGTTGTCTGCACACGGGCCTGGCCGGCAAACTTGCCACGCTTGGCGACAGGCTTGATCTTGAATGGTCCAAGCCTGTTGTAGCTCGAGGCGATCGACTTTTTTGTGTATCGGGGATTTGTGCCAAACTCCAAAAAACCTGCGTGGAAGGCTCGGTCCTTGCCTTTCTGAACGCTGCCGCCGGTGGGAGTCTGCTTGCCTGTGCCAGCCTTCGTAAAGCCAACAAGGGCGACGGCGTTGCCGGTTTTCTTGTACGTCTTGACCTTGGTCGCGATTGACCTGCGAAGGTTTCCCGTTGGACCCTTTTGGTTAGTTCGCACTTCTGCACGCAAAGCGGTTAGCCCTGGCTTGCTGGCCTTCCGCAGTGCCGCGCCTAGATGCTTGGCAGCAAGGTTGCTAGGAAACTGACGCAGCTGTTTCCGCAACTCGTGCAGCTCGGGAAACTCGATTTTGACTCCGGTAAATCCTGCCATTACACAGCCTCCTGGCAGATAGCGACGTGCTCACTGCGGTTGGCGTACTCGAGCAGGCTGACGATCTCCAGCACCCGGCCCCGCCACAAGAGCCGCATGTTGTGCGTCATCCCGTCCACGTAACGCAGCCGCACCCGGTGTGTGACCGACACGTCGGCCTGGCCCAGCTCCAACGCTTCCCGGCTGCTGACGCCTTCCACGCTCGCCCACCGCTCGGCGAACGTCGCCCACTCCAGCGTGGTCTCACCGAGCGAGTTGCGTCGCTCGGTCGCCTGCTGGATCGTTACCCGCTCGCGGAGTTTGCCGGGGTCGATCATGTGCCGTAAATGACGAGCGTCCAAGCCGCCGTGCCGCTGACCTCGGTGCGAATCACAAACTCTTCGCCTGCCTGCATATTGCCAGTGTCCGTCACGCTGACGCGGCCGCCGGATGAAAACGCCTGAGCGCCGGCCTGGTTCTGGCAACTCGCCAGCGAGCCGGTCGCCGAAAATGCAAAGCGTCGAATGATTCCCTCGTCGGTGTCAAAGTCCACAATCGCGCCGCTGGCGTCGCGGAAGGTCGAAGGCGATGTCGCCACCGTTACGTTGGCCGTGCCGCACGTTCCCGACACGATGGCCACCTTGCCCGACGTGTACTCGGTGGAGCCCTCCAGGCTGACCACCTTGAGCGACGTGGTGCCGTCCGTGTCGTGAAACAGCACGTCTACGTTGATCCGGCCGTTAATCGCCATTAGCGGTAGCTCCCCCAGCGGTGCGTGTCGAGCAGCGCCTTGACGCCCAGCGGCACCTCGGCCATCGACGGGGCCACGGCCGTGCGGTGTTCGTAGAGGTGCGAGACGAGCATCAGGACGGCCGAGCGGATGGCGGCCGGCACGCTGGTGCCATCGGCCCCGTACCCGCCCCACCAGGTCACGCTGACGCTGTTCTGGTCGGTCAGGTGGCCGGGCCACGTGCCGCCGTAGACGGTACGAATCACGCCCGGCGTGGCCGTGCGGTCCACTCGGTAGGTGCTGGTGTCCAGCGTGGCGGTGGCCTGCGTCTCCAGCGTGTACGTGACGACCGTGGCCGTGGTCGTGCCAGCCTGGGCCACCGGCGGCCGGGGCAGCTCAATCTCCCACGGCAGGGCATCCATCCGCATGGTCCACTGCGTGTGTACCAGCGAGCGGTCCAGGTACTCCTCGCAAAACTCCCGGGCCGCCTTCACGATGGCCCCGATCAGGGCATCGTCGTCGCTAATGTCCACCCGCAGGTGGGCCTTGGCCTCGGCGAGCGGAACGGGCTCGACGGCCGGCTGCGTGGCACGGACCAGGCTGCGGTAGGGCTTCACTTCTTGCGGCTCCGCTTCTTAGGCGTGGCGTCGGCGGTCCTGATCTCTGGCTCGGCGGCCGCCGTCTCGAGCAGCTGCTGCTGCGTCTCCTCGACGGCGTACCCTTGGCGGATCAACTCCGTGGCCTGGCCGCCCGGCAAGTCGAGGACGGCCCCGGAGCGGTAGGCCCGGAACGGCCGGACCAATCTGATTTTCTTCATTGGGGGGCACTCCATGCAGACTCGGGGCGTTTGTGTTCCTTGCCCCAGTCACTCGTGAACTGAAACACCGGGCCTTGCAGGTGCTTGCCCGGCCACGTCACGACGTACTCGCCGTGGCCAATGCAGACCCGGGGCGAGACGTAGACCCGGTTTCCGCTTTCGCGCCAGTTCTGCCAGAACCAGATGTCGGGGTCGCGCCGACCGTCGCCCCAGCTGCCAGTCGGATCGGGCGTGCTCCAGAACCACGGTTTCTTGCACCGCTTCAAGGCGGCCGTGCTGATGAGCGTCATGCCGAAGTGCGCCGTGTCCACCTCCTGGACCGGCGCACCAAACCACTCGCGCGGCACTGATGTGCTGCCACCCTCAGGCGGATTGTCGAGGTTGCCCTTGAGCGTGAGCATCGGGCGGCCGTCCTCCCGCTTTGTCTGCAGCGGGGCCAGGGCGTCACACTGGAACGTCAGGGCCAAGGCCATCAGATGCTCAACGTCGGCCTGGGAGAAGAACGAGTCGTAATCGATGCACAGCAGGTACTCGCAGCGGTCAATGAACGACTCCCACACCCGGGTGTTGACCTGGTCCCAGAACACGCCCGTACCCATCGTGGGACGGATGTTCAGCGGCATCAGGGCCTGGACCCACGTGAACGTGTTGGCCGTGAACGACAGCCGAGGCATCGACAGCACTGCCTCGACCCGCACGTCGGCCTCGGTGTTGCCGATCTTGACGATCATGGACTCTCCAAAGAGAAACGGCTGGCAGGACTAAGCGTCCCGCCAGCCGTTCACTTTGGCGATGGTGTCAAGCGTCAGCCGCTGACGAAAGCCGCCACGCCAGCCTCGGAGGCGTTGGCAGGGCCGACCTCAGCCTTGGCGAGCCGAGCCACAGCACAGACAACGCTGGCCGCGACCGGGGTGGCCGAGACGTTGAGGTAACGCCGCTTCCCACGCATGTCCACGTTGAACCGCACCACGTTGCTCGCACCCGTGAGCGAGCTGGTGGGGATCGTAAAGCCGCCCGAGCCACCGCCAACGAAGGCGGTCAGGTCCGTGTAGCTCGCGGTCGTGTCGCCGTGGCCCAGCTTGAGGGCCAGAGCAACAGCGGCCGAGGTGGCCGTGGTCGCCTCGAGCACCACGTCGATGCTGGCGTAGTCGTAGCCCAGCGTGTCGATGGAGTGCGTGAAGGTAGCGTTGGTCGCCGTGTCGGCCGTACCGAGAGAAGCGACCGTCTTGGTGGACTCAGAGTGGTTCATTCGTCAGGTTCTCCGGGGAGGCTCAGGATCAGTGACCGACCAGGGCGACGAGCGGGCCGGCCTCGGTGGCCGAGCCGGTCGAGTGCCAGTTCAGATCGGCGCGCGCCGCACCCACGTAAAGCGTCTGATCGTATTCGATCCACCGCTCTGTGCTGATGCGGGTCTGGAACGCCGACCGGATGCCGTACATGCCGGCCAGGCTGGCATCGCCCAGGAGGGCCATGACCTTGCCGCTCTGGTCGCCGCTCTTCGGCATCACGTTGCTGATCGTCACGGGGTAGCCAAGGAAGTTAAACCCGGTCCCGTTCTCGAACGACACCCGGCCGCCGGCACCCAGATCGAGCCGCTGCATCGACTGAGCGAAGCCGTAGCTCGACACGTACCAGCGGGGGCTGGTGACGTAGGTGGGAAGCTTGGCCACGCAGGCGAGGAAGTCGTTGACGTCGAGCTCCTCAAAGGTGTCG